TCCACGTTTATTTTACAATAAACACTGATGTGATTCCTGGTTTAGCTCAGGCCTTAGGGTCCTCGGCTACTGATAGAGCTACTATTGGTATGATGGTCAAAACCGCCGACTTGCCGCGGTTCACTATTGAAACGTCTGAGTTAAACCAGTATAATCGCAAACGTCATGTACAAACTAAAATTGAATATACTCCATTAAATATTTCATTTCACGATGATGGTAGTGATTTAGTACGCAGTATGTGGTATAATTATTATACCTATTATTTCTCAGATGCAAAACATAGCTATGATGGTATTGGAACAGATACTAGTACTGGATTAGGCAATGGCACCTTTGATTATAACCGCAGAGACATTTACGATAATTTACGTAGAGTTAATGAGTGGGGGTATCAAGGAACAGGTCCAACTGATTATAAACCAAACTTCTTCAAGGACATTAAAATATATGGACTTAATAGAGGCAACTTTGTACAGTATACATTAATTAATCCTACAATTATTGAATGGGCACACGACCAATTTGATTATTCAAATGGCAGCGGCACAATGACTAATCAAATGACTATTAAGTACGAAACAGTTAAGTATCAGCGTGGTCAAGTTAAAGGCGGTGCTGTACGTGGATTCGCAGACGGTGCAATGTATGATACAGAACCAAGCAAACTTTCAAAACCAGGATCAACAAACACAATATTTGGTCAAGGTGGCTTAATTGATGCAGGCGCAGATATTATTAGCGACTTACAAAATGGTAATATTTTGGGTGCTGCATTAACAGCAGGAACGGCTTGGAATACATATAAAGATTCTGATTTAGGAAGTATGCTTGCAGAAGAAGGAGTCGCACAAGTTGGTCTAGCAGCAGTAACAGCGTTAAACAACCAAAATGTACAAAACGCAGTTAGTAATTTTATCTTTCCAAAAGCAGAAGTTGCAACTAATAATTTACCATTAGGCTCCGCAACTACAGTAAGTAATAGTGGATTTACAAGCGCAACAAATTGGACGAATCCTAATACAGGGTCAACATTTGTAACTACAAGCGGATCATTAGCAGCAACTAATCCAATAGCTAAACCATGGGTAAATCCAAATTTACCAGCAACCGATACAACGTTAAAATTAAATACACAACCAGTTGATGTATTAAGTAATGGTAGCTCTATTAATTATTACTGGGAAGAATAATGTCAACGGTAAACATACAACGTTCAACTAATACTACAAAAATTTACGATAAGTTTTATAACATAGAACTTGTTGTAAGTACATCTGAATATGATTTAGCAGTTTCTTTTTTTAAGAAGATGATGACAGACCCTAATCTTGCTGAACAATTTGCAGCCAGTATTTTTCAAATTGCTAAAGATACCGGTATTTCTGTGCAAACATATTTAGAAAATCTAAAGGGTCAAAATGAGATGCAACTAACAATGAGTATGGCGTACTATTTAAATAGTACTCGCTCTAATTCAACATTACTAGGTGTAGGACACGTTATTACTCCTGACTACTATGCTGCGAGAAACGTAGCAATCTAACACAATGGCTAAACCTAAATTCTCACAAGGCTTATATGAAGTTCGCAATACTAACAAATATGTAGGCAAAGGCAAGCCTAGGTATCGCAGCTCGTGGGAACTTGCGTTTATGAATTTTTGTGATAATAATGAACATATTCTACAATGGGCAAGTGAAAGCATTTCTATCCCATATAGGCACCCGCTAACAGGCAAACAAACTATATATGTGCCGGATTTCTTTGTTGTTTACAGAACTAAGAATAACAAACAAGTAGCAGAAGTTGTAGAAATTAAACCTAAAGGTCAATCAATGCTAACCGAAAAGCAAAACGCACAACAACGTGCTACGGTAGCAGTTAACTACGCTAAATGGGAAGCAGCCCAGCATTGGTGTAAACGTCAAGGACTAATCTTCCGTGTAATTACCGAAGATCAAATATTTCACCGCTAAATATCTATATGACACGTAAACTAGAAGAACTTTTTGATCTCCCACCTTCATCTAACAATGATGAAGTTAGCATCATAAATGAACCTGAAGAATCCTTTAATCTCCCACAGACCTACGAAGGATATAGCAACTTAGAAAAGATTGATGCAGCTCTCCCTGCTGTACGTGGGTTGGAAGCATCGGATAGAGAAATGGACGAGCTTGCCGAGACAGCAATGACAACATACAAAGATTTGGTTGATCTAGGTATGAATGTTGAGGCACGATTTAGCTCAGAAATCTTTTCTGTAGCGAGTTCGCTACTTGGGCATGCAATTACTGCCAAAACTGCTAAGATGAATAAAAAGCTCAAGATGATTGACTTACAGCTAAAGAAAGCAAAACTTGACGCAGATAATAACGATGATGATAGTTCTACAGCATCAGGACATGTTTTAGATCGCAATGAGCTCCTTGCAAAATTATTGAACACAAATAAGAACAATGACGCATAAATATACTTAACTCAGGAGTTAAGACAAATGCGCTCGCTAACAGAATTTTTAACAGAATCTAAAAAGAATTACGAATATCGTATTAAAATCGCAGGTGACTGCCCCAAAGAACATGTTGACGCACTAAAAAAACTTTTTGCTAAGTTTAATATGGTCAGCATGAGCGACATGAAAACTACCCCGGTAACAAAATGCCCATATGATTTTCCAGGCTTAGAAAATGAGTCTGTAAACATCTTTGATGTAGTTTTTGAGTATCCAGCAAGCACAGGACAATTAGCAGAATTAATGCAAAAACTGGGTATTTCTGAAAATCGTGTTGTAATTTTAGATCGCAGGTTTAATGATAGTATGGATGCAGAAGTTGCTGCTAAAGAACACAAGGGTGCATTATTAGACGATGCTGCATTACCTGCTCAAACAGCAGAACAAAAAGAAGCAAGTGCAGCATATGGTAATAGTTTCCAAAATGTGGTTAAAGATATGGAAACTCGAAAATATGAAATTGCTGGTGGCAAAACCGCAGTAGCGTCAACTACAAATGATTTACCACAAGGTACAAAGAGTCCTGTAGGAAGTTAAGATGAATGATATCTATAACATTTTAGAAAGTATTAAATCAGTTCAAACTCTATCTGAAGGTCCAGCTGATGACGAATATCAGCAAGAAATCAAAAAATGCAAAGGTGATTTAAATTGTATTCAAAAAATACAAAAACAACACCCACATCATAAAGGCGACGACGGTTTTGATGACTGGAATGACGACGATGAAGATTTTGACTATAGCAGATACAAACCCGAAGCTACATATGCTATGCCATCTGGTATCGACCACTTAGATAAGATGTTAATACATGAATTTGGTTATAAACCGTGGATTCCAGCTGCTGGCGTTATTTTAAATGTAGCATTAGGGCCTGGAAGAAACTGGGCAAGTACCTATCCAAACTCAGCCCTACATCCAATGTATATGGTTGCGTTAGGCATTGCTGAAAAATGGATCGATACTGCCAGCGAAAAAAATGCAATTAGTGTAAAGGCACAAGATGGAAAATCATATTGGGTGCCTAACACACCAGAATCGGAAAAGTTGTTTAAGGTTTTATACAGACTCATGCCACCTGCTAAACAATACTGGGATGCAGAAGGTGGCGAATATATGTTTGACGACAAAAATATTAACGAAGTTGCTGCTACGGTATTCTCCGATCACAAAGGACATCATTTAAAGAACGCTGACGGTGAAGTCGTGCAAAGTTTTGAAGGAACACCGGAAGGATTGCGTCAAGCACGCAATGCATTATATGCAAACTACAATGTATTAAGCATGGAAAAACCCAAGGAAAGTACCATGAATGAATTTGAAGAAAAATTTAACAACGCTCTTAACGAGTCGTTAACAATTACTACAACTGCTGGAACAGATCAGCCAGATAATGTTAGTGTTAATGCAACTGATGAAGATGCACATACACTTGTTGCTATTCTTAAAGCAGCAGGGTTGCCGTACAAGGACCGCGAAGCACAGTTAGTAGCAGCGACTCCGTGTGGTGAACAAGTAGAAGAAGAATACGCTAACGAACCAGATGAAAAAAATATGAGTGTTGATTATATGGTTAATCAATTATCAGGCGGATTAGGTAAACAACAAAAAATGTATCGTAAGGAATATCCAGGCGATAATCCGATGGCAGTAAACGAAGAAAATCTAATGCGTGGGCTTTGGAATTTATATAAGGAAGTAAAATAATGACCGAAGCAGAAATTCTTAAAAGATATCAAGATATTCTTTCACGAGATTATATGTTAACTGAAAATCCGTACAGTAATGTTGTTGAAGGTTACGGTAGTAAACGAGAAGCGCAGGCATATCTTATAAGTGTTTACAAAGAAAACGATTACGGTATGTCTTATGACGAATGGTTAGATGATATTCGTTCAGGTGATTATTCGCCTGCATTAAAGAAAGCAGTAGCTAAAATTGATGAAAGTTTAACAGAAGATACCGATGAAAAACGCTATGTTGTCGGTATCGAAATGTATATGTACGCTAAGGGCGACGAAGACGTTCAGGCACAAGCAGAACGTTTTGCTGATCAATTAAAAGCAAAATATGATAACCAAGCAGTTGTTATGAGTATCTACGAACAACCATTTGCTACATTAAGCAGTCGCAAACTTTTTGATAAAAACAATTAATGAAAACCTTAAACGATTACATCTATGATCCACAAAAGCCACGCATTAATAATGGCGTGATTATTAACATCAATGATGAATATATAATTGAAAGTAAGATTACAGATGTAAACAACAACGTTATTACATTTCTTGCAGATTTAGCTACACAAGAAATTCTAAAACATGCATTATCAAATTCTTTAACTGAAGGATCGATAGTAGATTTTGATCGAGTTGGACGTTATAGTGCGTGGGGACGTGCTTTGTTGCAAGTATTAAAATGGTCGGGCAATCCTCGTGTTATGGATAAGCACACAACAGAAAATGATATTGTGCTTATTATTCGTGATGATATATTAAATCAAATATTAGACAAAGAAGCGCCTGGAATTACATCTAATCAGATTGCATTGTACGCGAGAGCAATTCCAGAACTTGATTATCAATGGGCGCCAAAAAGTAAACAACATATAATTACTATGCCTCGGGATTTAAAATTAGCTGCATTGGCTAAACCAGAGCAAACCAAAGAAAGTAATTTAACATTTGAAAACAATTGTTGGAATTTAACTATTCGCACATCAAAACCAATTAATAAAATTGTTTCTGAAATGAAACAAGAAATTAAAGAAGTTATAGCAGAAGCAAAAACAGGTAAGATGCCATTAAATTATTGGGAAGCCAATCCAGGTTCTGTATATACAGCAGACAAGTATTACGATATGTATCGTGCATCGATGATTATTGCACGCCTCCCCGAAGATCCAAAAGATCTAGACGCACATAGTTGGATTAATAATACACCAATGATGGTCACATACACTCCAGAAGAATTTGAAATGGCAAAGAAAGCATTTGCATTTATGGGGATTCCTTTTGGGCAACATGTACCGCCCGGCAGCGATGAGCCTAGTGCAGTTAACAAAACTTCGCCATTTAAACCATTTAAAGGATATAAGGGAGCGCAACGCCGCTCTAAATAATTGTGCCTTAGGACCTTATAGGCACGGCCAGTGGCAAAATCCACAGGCGTCGTGGTGCTAACTACCAGGAAGCAACTTTCGCTACCATTGCTTTTAAAGTGAGAAGCCCGTGAAAACGGGCTTTTTTATCTTTGATTGATAACAATTGGTTCTTGTTCTAAATTTAAGTACTGTGCGCACGAAGGGTGATTAATGCGTATTTGAGTTTTGCGTATTGAATTTGCAAGTTGATAGTAGTCTGGTGTAAATGGTGCTCGTTTAGGCTTGATTAGTCGATCGCTCTTATCCCAATTGCAAGGTTTACAAGCACTAACACAATTATCCCATTCTGTTTTTCCACCCATGCTTTTAGGAACAACATGATCAATTGTTAGTTGTGCTGGAGAAAAAGTATCGCCGCAATATTGACATTGAAACATGTCTCGAATATATAAATTTGTTCTGCTAAACGTTTTTGTTTTTCGTTTGGTATAACCAGACTTTAACGCAATTACACTTGGAACACGCATGATAGTTTTTTGACTATGAATGCTCCAATCATCGTACCATTCTAATACATGTACCTTGTCAAGAAATAATAGTTTGATTGCTTGTTGCCAATGGACAGCACTTAATGGGATATAACTAAGCGGTTGGTAATCTGGACCTAAGACTAATGTGTGAGCCATTGTAGTATTTACGTAAATACAAAATAAGGTGTTAGAATATGTCTAAGAGTCTCGAGGGAGTCCTCGTTAAAAAAGCACATAGCAAAATGAACTATACTTCTGAGCAAATTCAGGAGTTTGTAAAATGTGCTGATCCTAATAATGGTGCCATATACTTTATGGATCATTTTTTTAACATCCAACATCCTACCAAAGGTAAGATGATATATCACCCGTTTGAATATCAAAAAGAATTAATAAACACATATCACAATTATCGTTTTAGTATTAGCTTGATGCCTAGACAGACAGGTAAATCAACAAGTGCTGCTGGCTATTTGCTATGGTATGCTATGTTTAAACCAGACTCAACTATTCTTATTGCCGCACACAAATATTCAGGCGCACAAGAAATCATGCAACGTGTGCGTTATGCGTATGAGTTATGTCCAGATCATATACGAGCAGGTGTGACATCGTACAACAAAGGATCAATTGAATTTGATAATGGATCACGTATCGTAGCACAAGCAACTACTGAAAACACTGGACGTGGTATGAGTATCACACTCCTGTATTGCGACGAGTTCGCTTTCGTGCGACCTACGATTGCGAAAGAATTCTGGACTTCTATTTCGCCTACACTATCAACTGGTGGTAAGGCAATTATTACTAGTACACCTAACTCAGACGAAGACCAGTTTGCGTTAATTTGGAAACAAGCTAACAAAACAGAAGATGAGTTTGGCAACGAAACAGAATTAGGTATTAACGGTTTCCGTGCTTATAGAAGTTATTGGAGAGATCATCCAGACAGAGATGACAAGTGGGCAGAAGAAGAACGTGGACGTATCGGCGAAGAACGTTTCCGCCGTGAAATGGATTGCGAATTCATTATTAATGATGAGACTCTTATTAATGCTACAACACTTGTAGATATGGAAGGTATTGAACCAACATATAAAACAGGACAGGTACGCTGGTATAAAGATCCACAACCTGGACGTGTTTATGTAGTAGCACTCGATCCTAGTTTAGG